ATTTATTGTCCAGCGCCATCGAGGAGGGGCGTATGAGATGAGAGAAGACTTGACGAGAACGAACGCGCGTCAAATTCGAGCGTGGCTTGCATTGCATGACCTCAAGGTCCCTGACCTCGCCAGGGCGCTCGGATGCACCGACACAACCCTTTACAACTATCTGTCAGGCCGTCAGGCGTGGCCAGCGGTCAGGGCTCGATTCGTGTCCCTGACGACAGGAGTGCCCCTTCGTGCGCTCCTGGACCCTCGTGGTGAGGGCGCGGCCGCGGCCGCTGCGTGGATGGCCGAAATTGAAGACCGAGACGCGGCCCTCGCCGCCATCGACAACACCGAGGAGACCTCATGACTGCATTTAAGACAGCAACCCCCATCAAGGGCACCGACCTCCACCTCTGGTACTTTGACGACCTGGAGGGTCCATACATCCACCTGCGGGAGGTGGCGCTGGAGATCGCCTATGACCCGAGCAACAAGAAGCGCCTCCTGTCGCGGTTCAACGCCGCAGGCCTGGACCTGGACCCGAGTGTCCACAATGAGCTCCGCGCCATCAACGGGAGCCTCCCTCCCAGGATTCGCAAGGGACTGGCATCCATGATGCCCGCCGAGCAATTCCTGACCGCTTGCAATGACGCGCTTAAGGTTTTCAGGGTCCGTCATGGTCGGCGCTTGAGTGGCCTCATCCCGAAGGTCCGCGTCGCCCTGGCCCTCCAGGTGACCCCCGAGGAGGTGGAGGCCGCGGAAGTGGTCGAGGTGGAGGAAGTCATCGAAGTGGCCACCCCTCCCATTGACAAGCGCATCGAGGACTCCAGGGACGCCTTCACCCGTCATGTGGTCCCCGAGCTGGGACGCATCATCCCAGGGCTGTCCGAGGTCATCCCCGTGGAGGGTGACCCCTCGCCCCTGGCGATGGCGCTTGATAGGTCCGCGGGCGTGGACCACATCCTTGTGTGTCGGCGCGTGGGTCAGGGAGGTGACACCATCCAGCTCTACGGGCTTTCCTCCAGGGTGTCCGTGGCGCGGTATTGCTTCCAGAACTTCACGATGGCGGTGACTGGAGTAAAGCGGATGGCATCAAGCTATCACCGCAGGAAAGCGGCATTGACTGAGGAGACCTCGGTCATCGTCCCTCACTACAGCGTCCAGGCCTACGTCTCCCACGATGGTAACCGCCTCCTCGGGATGGCGCTGACCACGACCGCGGAGCTCATCCGCGCCATCGAGGAGGCCACGGCGAAACTCGACAGGGACGAGCAGGTCAGGTGGTATCGCTCCCAGAGTGATGAGGCCCTCCACGCTCCCGACAGCGGGGTCTCCTGGAGGAGGAACAGGAGGACGGGGACAATCTTCGCCAGCGTCCCCTGGAGCGCCATCGACGCCGAGGTCCTCGTCCTGGATGCGCCATTCACCGAGAAAGCAGAGACGCCCTCCCAGGCGTGTCTCTGGACCACACTTTGATGGAGGGCCGCGCGTTGAACACTTACGACCTCCAGCGCCTCATCCGTGATGACAGCTCCCTCAATGCGGGGGAGGTCGCGGTCCTGTTCGTCCTGACGACCTACCTCCCACACGCAGCTCCCAGCGTGGAGGCCATCGCGCGCGGTTGTCGGATGAACGCGAAGAGTGTTCGACGCATCATCAAGCGCCTCGATGGGAGGTGGATACGGCGACAGATGAGGCCAGGGAAGCCGACCATCTACGCCTTCCACCCTCCCACCGAGAGACCCTACCATCGAGAGACCCTACCATCGAAAGACCAGGGGTCTCTCGATACCAGACACCCTCCCATCGAGAGACCCCCCGAAGAGACAAATAAGAGAGAGACAGTAAACAACACCTCCCTAGATACTAAGAGCAGAGCGCGGGACCGCCTCCAGGCCTGGAGTGAGGTGTGGTCAAAAGTGGCAGGAGGACCCCTTCCTACCCTGGAGGAATTGCACCGCGTCAGGCCAGGGATGACGGAGGCCTATTTCTCATCCTGTCTCGGGGAAGTGGCATCCGCCCGCGCCGCTGGCTCGGTGAAGTCCCCGAGGAGCTTGTTCTTCGCTAAGCTCAAGGCGACCGCTGGCCAGCCTCCCCCCTCCCCCTGGGACAAGGCCTGCGTTCTCGATGCCCTGTCTCCAGTGGCCAGGACCTCCGCGCCTGACATGCGCCGTCCTGACCTCCAGACACCGACCATCACACCTCCCCTCGTGGAGACCCCCGAACAACGCGCGGACCGACGGGCCAGTGCTCGAATGAGCCTGGAGGCGGTCCGTGCATCCCTCAAGGAGACCTCATGACCGACTTACACCGCATCGCATCCGCTGACGCGGAGGCCGCCCTCCTGGGTGCGCTCCTCGCTGACCCTGACCAGATTGACCAGCTGGTCAGCGATGGCCTCAAGGTGACCGACTTCTCGGTCCAGCTCCATCGGCAATCCTGGCGGTCGATGGTGATGCTCCGCGCCGAGGAGACCCCCATCGACGAGGTGACCCTCTGGCAACACCTCCAGGCCAGCGGCGCGGTCCGCCCCGAGTGGCTTCGGGAGCTGGCCTCCTGGAGCTCCCTGGCGGGTGCGATGCCGACACACGCCGCGCATCACGCAGGGGTCATCAGGACGAAGGCTCGCCTCCGTGACCTCCACCTCGCCGCCCTGTCACTTGCCGAGGGGTGCGCGCAACCTGGAGCTGACCCTGCGACGCTGACCTCCCGCCTGGAGGAGGTCCTGGATGATGCGACCCCTCCCAGGAAAAGCGAGCGGGCCATCAAGGATGTCCTGGGAGATGTCGTCACGCAGCTCGAAGCGCGGTCATCCAGCGAGACCCCCGAAGGACTCACGTCAGGCCTGGAGGAGCTGGACGCCATGATCACCGCCCTGTCTCCCGCGCGCCTTTACATCCTCGCCGCGCGTCCTGGGATGGGGAAGACCGCCATGATGCTCCAGCTATGCCTCCACGCCGCGCTGCGTGGACCCGTCTATGTCGCATCCCTGGAGATGTCCGCCGATGACCTCGCGGAGCGCGCCCTCGCCCTGACGGCCCGCCTGGACGCTGGCCTCCTTCGAGAGGCCTGGAGACTCCAGGGAGACCATTGGGATCGCCTCGCTCACGCTTGCAAGCGCCTCGCCTCCCTCCCCCTTCACATCGATGACGCGGCCGATGTGACCCCCGCGGAGCTCAAGGCCAGGGTCAGGGCCTTCGCCAACAAGCACGGCCGCCCCTCCCTCGTGGCCGTGGACTATCTTCAGCGACTGTCCTCACCTGACACGGGGACCGCGAACCGCGCGGAGCGGGTGGGGCAAGGGTCGTGGGCGTGCAAGTCCATCGCCAAGCAACACAAGTGCCCTGTCGTCCTCCTGTCGCAGCTCAATAGGTCATGCGAGTCCAGGACGGACAAGCGACCGATGATGTCTGACCTCAAGGAGTCGGGAGACATCGAACAGGACGCCGACGTGGTCCTGGGTCTCTATCGGGAGGCATACTATGACGCAGAGGCCTCCCAGGATGAGGCCGAGGTCCTGGTTCTAAAGAACCGTCATGGTCGATGCGGGAGGGCGCGCGCGACCTGGATCGGAAGTCAAACAAGGTTCGCAGGCATCGGGGGGAGGTCATGAGCAGATGGACAGAAGAGCCCGGCGCTTTCAGCGTCGGCACCGATAAGGGCTGGGATTATGGGACTTGGAGACAAGCGGGGATCGCGGGAGGAGGCTACGCTTCCGCGCAGGTATGGCGATACCATGACGGATCTGGCCTCGTCGGTGTCCACGCCTGCGCAAACTTGACGCCGGAGCAAGCGCGTCAACTGGCGCGGGTACTCAACGACGCCGCCGACAAGGCCGAGGCCGAGAGCGCGGAGGGGGTCGCGCCATGAACAAACCAACGAAAGAAGACCTCCTCCTCGCCTTCATCGGGGAGGTGAGCGCGGCGCGTCGAAGACTCCAGACCATTGACAGGAAGTGGGCCAGGACCGCCAGGACCCCCGAGGAGCTGGAGGAGGCGCGGTGTGCGGTCATGCTCTCGATGGCGATGCTTCGACGACTCAAGGAGGCCAGGGAGCTCCTGGAGGTGAAGGATGGTTGAACGACCGAAGACATGGAAGGCGCAAGCGATAGACCTCGTGGGGTCAGTGACGGTGCTCATGATGTTCACTGGATTCGGGGTCTATTGCATCGCCGCGGGACACCTCGCCATCCTCCGCCGCCGATGGCGCTGGAGGAGGGGGAAGGTTGCACACAACAAGGCCAGTGGGCATTTTAACGACAAGGAGGAGCGATGACACAGGACAAGCCTCAAGGCTACCCACGACAGATTAATGACGGATATGAGGTCCTGCCGCTGGATGCGGTGAAGCCTCACCCGCGCAACCCGCGCCGCGGCGACCTGGACGCCATCAAGGCCAGCGTGGACGTGAATGGGTTCTATGGGGCCGTTGTGGCGAACAAGCGGACTGGGTACATCCTGGCGGGTAACCACCGCTGGATGGCGGCGAAAATGCTGGAGCTCCCCGAGATACCCGTGGTGTGGGTGGATGTAGGAGAAGCGGAGGAGAAGCGCATCCTCGCCGCGGACAACCGGACTGCGGAGCTGGGAGGGTATGATGAGGCCGTCCTCGCCAGCCTCCTCCAGGGCCTCCAGGATGACGGGGGTCTCCTGGGGACGGGATACAATGAGGAAGACTTCGATGAGCTCCTGGCGGGGTTGATCGATGGCGAGGAGGGTGAAGGTGACAGTGATGACGCTCCCGCTCCCGCCATCGACAAGGCGAAGGAGCTGGAGGTGAAGTGGAAGACCTCCAGGGGTCAGATATGGAAGGTCGGCGCGCATCGCTTGATGTGTGGTGACTGTCGTGACGAGGAAGACCTCAAGCGCCTCGTGGGTGGTGTCAAGGTCAATCTTGCCTTCACCTCCCCTCCCTACGCATCGCAACGCAAGTATGATGAGGAGAGCGGATTCAAGCCGATACGCTCTAATGAATATGTGAACTGGTTTGATAAGGTCCAGGATGGCGTTAAACGTCACCTCGCGGATGATGGGTCATGGTTCGTGAATATCAAGGAGCATTGTGAGGACAAACAGCGTGTCCTTTACATCAAGGAGTTAACCATCGCTCATGTGAGGTCCTGGGGATGGCGCTTTATTGATGAGCTGATTTGGAAAAAGACCGGATCTCCTGGGACTTTTGGCGAACGTCTTCGAAATGACTGGGAGCCTGTCTTTCATTTCACCGCAGGAAATAAATGCAAGTATCGATTTGAGAATGTCATGCACTTGAGCGACCGCAAGATTCGCAGCGGGAAGCGCTCAAGCGGACAGGATCATGCGTGCTCTGCTAAAATCCAAGGATTGCAAGGAGCGAGCAGTTTTATTGATTACGGGGAGGGCAAGGTTTATCCTGGCAACGTAATCGCTATCCGAACAAGTAAAACAGGAGCCATCGGCCACTCCGCCGCCTTCCCCGTCGCCCTCCCGGCCTTCTTTATCAAGGCCTACACTGACCCTGGGGACGTGGTGTATGACCCCTTCATGGGGAGTGGGACCACGGCCATCGCCTCAGAGCAGGAGGGGCGGGTCGCCCTGGGGATGGAACTCAGCCCCGCATATCTTGCCATCCAGCTCGAACGATTCGCAGACATGGGGCTGACTCCCGAGCTGATAGAGGAGGGATGACGTGGGCCGTCAGAGCAAGCTGACCAAGGACCGTCAGGACAGGATGTGCGAAGCCCTCCGCGCAGGGAACACCCGCGCCGCGTCCGCGGACTACGCTGGCATCGGGACCTCGACGCTGTACCGATGGCTTGATAGGGGTCAGACCGAGGAGACTGGCATCTATCGGGAGTTCAGGGACGCCATTAAAAAGGCAGAGGCTGACGCCGAGGTCCGCAATGTTGCCCTCATCCAACGCGCCGCGAACAATGGGACATGGCAGGCCGCGGCGTGGTGGCTTGAGCGTCGCCGACCTGGACGGTGGGCGTTGAGGTCTCCCGAGAGCGACAAGCATGAGGAGATCGTCGTGGACCTCGTGGACAGGGAGGGTGAGTGATGGCGCGCCTCATCTGCGAGCCTCATGGTGTCCAACGGGCCTTCCTCACCGACCCCTCCCGCGTCCGCCTGTTCGTGGGTGGCATCGGGAGCGGGAAGACGTGGGCGGGGGCCATCGAGGTCATCCGCCAGCCTGCGGGGACGCGGGTCATGGTCGTGGCTCCCACGTATCGTGTCCTCAAGGACGCCACCCTCCCCGCCTTCATGGAAGCGGCGCGGCCACTGGTCCAGAGCCACAAGCGCGCGGAGTTGGTCACGGAGCTCATCAACGGGACTCAGGTCCTATGGAGGACCGCGACGGAGCCTGACCGCCTGCGTGGTCCGAACTTGGGTGCGATATGGATTGATGAGGCCGCGATGATAAAGTCCTCGGAGGCCTTCGAGATCCTCGTGGGTCGCCTGCGTCTGGCTCCTGGACGCATCTGGTGTACGACCACCCCGAAGGGTTTCAACTGGCTTCACGACCTATCCAGGGATGAATCGACGGGGGTTCACCACGCATCGACGCGGGACAACGCCGCCCTCCCCGATGACTTCTATCAATTCGTCGAGGGACGGTACACCACGGAGCTCGCCGCGCAGGAGCTGGAGGGGCGATTCGTGGACCTGTCGGGTGGCCTGTTCAAGCGGTCATGGTTGCCGATACGCGCCGATGACCTCCCCCCTCCCTCCTCGGGGAAGCGCTATCGTTTCTGGGACCTCGCGGTGTCCACGAAGACCTCATCAGACTTCACGGCGACGGCGCGTGTCATGGTGACCGCTGACGCGCAGGTGGTCATCGATGGCATCTGGCAAGGACGGGAGCCCTGGCCTAGCATCAAGCGACGCATCATTGACACGGCCGCATCGGAGCCTGACACTATCGTGGGAGTGGAGACCATCGCGGGATTCGAGATCGCCTTCGCGGAGCTGGTCCAGGAGCCCTCGATGGTCGCGTCAGGACTTCGCTCCATCAAGCCATCCAGGGACAAGGCGACGCGCGCCGCGCCCCTGGCGGCTCGTGGCGAGCAGGGGAAGGTATGGGTCAAGGATGGCCCTCATGCAGAGGCCTTCGTGGGTCAGGCGGTGACCTTCCCTCATGGCGCGCACGATGACCTCATCGACGCGGCGAGTGGGGCCCTCGGGATGACCATCGGGAGCATCGGTCAGCGGGTGCGAGTGCAGACGGCATCTGACCGCCGTCGAAGTAGGAGGACAGTTGAATGGTGACGACGAAGACAATCCCCGTGACCCTCGCCGAGGATGGCTCCCAGGTGGCCACCTATCGCGGGGTCTCCCTTGTCGTGGAGCCATCGGACTGGCTACACCGCGCGACGCGCAACGGCATCCCCTTCCAGATAGGACGTCAGGAGCTCGAACCCACGGCGACGTTCAAGCCGATGAGGGCCAGGGGGAGGAGTGGTGACGTGGGGGAGTTCTGGCGACTGGCCACGACCGAGCCCCTCGTGCGGTCCGCGGTGCAACAGGTCATCAGCGCCATCAGCGCCGCGCCGTGGCGCATTGAGCGGCCATCACTGCCGACGTACCTCAAGGGGAACGCCGCCGCCGAGGCCGCCCTGGACCGTCACTATGACTTCGCCTCCCGCATCTGGTCCAGGTGGACCGCGGTGGGCGTGGATAGGGTGTGGTCAGACTTCATCGCGGATGTCCTCCAATTCTCCCTCATCAGCGGGTTCTATCTCGGGGAGCTCACGGCGACGGTGGAGCGTATCTCCACCAACGGCGTCGCGCGAAACTACCTCATTCCCGAGCTCCCCTTCGCCATCATGCCGTGGACCGTCGATGAGTGGGTGTTCAAGGGCAATCCGGACAGTGGGATGGTGGCCATCGTCCAGGAGACGTATGACCAGATTGACACCTATGGTGACGCAGGTCAGGGATACAAGGTCATCCCCTGGGAGAAGCTGTTACACGTCGCTCACCTCCCCGCATCCAAGGGTGACCTAGAGGGGCGGTCCATCCTCCGCGCGTGTGCGCAGCTCATCCGCATGAAACAAAAGGCCATCCAACTCCAGGCATTGGCCACCGAGGTCAATGCCCTGGGTGTCGCGGTGGTGACCCAGGACGCTCAGCGACCCCTCACCGAGGACGCCATCGACCGCATCGAGACACAGTTGAATGAGCGGACCGCGGAGCACGTCGCGCACATCGTCTTCCCTCCTGGAGGTCACAAGCTGGAGATTGTCAGGCCATCGGATGCCATCCCTGACCTCGGTCCTCAGATTGACCACCTGGACCGCCAGATCGGTCATGCCCTCGGCAACGTCCACCAGCTCATGTCCCTCCAGGGGACTGGGAGCTACGCCGCGCGCACCGATGCAAGCGGGGAGGCGCGGGACAGTTACGATGCCCTGGCGGACCTCCCAGCACGCGCCGCGGAGCGCCTCCTCCGAAGGTTCATCATGCTGAATTTTCCGATGGACGCGCGGATGGGGTTGTGTTTCACACCCAACGTCGCGCACGCCGTCGTGGAGGAGAAAGACAACAACAAGCGCGCGACCACCCTGGCCACCCTCAAGAACGCCGGATTCATCACACCGACACCTCAGATTGAGGCGCAGCTCCTCAAGGAAAACGACCTCGCTCAAGGTGTCGTCGATGAGGAGGGATGAGGGTTCACTTGACGATGGCCTCCTCCCGTCCTAGATATAAACCGACTCCGTGGTCACTTTGAGGCAAGCGATGGCAGTTCCATTGACACCCGTGACGAGCTCTAACCTGGACAGCGTTGGTCGCATCAAGACTAAACGCAAGGATGACCTGCGGGTCATGTTCAAGAGCGGCGGGGTCTATGACTACAAGGGTGCGGGCGATGTCCTGAACAGCATCCTCGCCGCCGACAGCAAGGGTCGCTTCCTCCACTTCTGGGTGAAGGGGTTTTACCCGTACATCAAGCGATCAGGAGGAGCTGCGTCGATGTCTGCCGCTAAGACCCCCGCACCGAAGAAGGACCGCATCACGGGCTCCAGGAGGAACCCCCGCGGGAGTGCATCGACGACGAGGGGTGGCATCGAGATTGACGCGGCCACGGAGAAAGCACTGCGCAACAAGGTGGACGCCCTCAAGGGGAAGCGGCGCGTGGACATCGGCACCCTCAAGGCCGTTTATCGACGCGGCGCGGGGGCCTTCAGTGCCTCGCACCGTCCTGGGATGACCCGTAACCAGTGGTCGATGGGGAGGGTGAACGCCTTCCTCAAGCTCCTCAAGACTGGTCAGCGGAAGAAGGCATACAACACCGACCTGGACCTCCTCCCGAAGGACCACCCGCAATCGACGCGACAAGCGGAGGACACCGTCAGGCCATCGGCCTCGATGCGCCGCGCCGCGAAGTGGGCGCTTGAGGCCAGGGCGGCAGCTCCTCCGAGCAAGCGCGCGGGGACTCCTGTCGGGATTGCAAGGGCCAGGGACCTCGCCGCGAATCGACCCCTCAGCGTGACCACCCTCAAGCGCATCCGCGACTATGTGAACCGCGCCGCTGGGACCGCTGACGCAGCTCCCGCCAGGGATGAACAGGGGCATGTCCCGAAGTCCAAGCAAGCCCTGGGATTGTGGGGAGCGCGCCGAGGGACCGAGGTCGCGGAGTGGGCCGCGCGGCAGATTCGACGCCTGGAGGGTGACCGATGAGGAGCGGACTTGTCCTGACATTGCCTGGACTGCCACCTAAACCGAAGGACCCAGGAGGCCGTCTCGTGCGGTGGGTCCTCCTCGCGCAGTCCCCTGGATTCGTATACAAGGGGTCCGAGTACAAGGTGGATGGGGACTGGCTCGATGAGCGGGTCTCCGAATACCGTCAGCTCCTCAAGGGTGACTACACCGCGCCCCTCCTGCGAGAGCATGACCGCGATGGGGAGCGACACGGGGACATCCTCAAGCTCCAGCGACACACCATCGATGGGAAGGACAGCCTCATCGCCGCGGTCGCCTTCGCTGACCCTGACGCGGAGGACAAGATTCGCCAGGGTCGCATTAAATACCTGTCTCCCGCCTTCGGTCCCGTCGAGGATGACCGAGGGCGTAAATTTAGTTTCGCACTGCGGGAGGCGTCCCTCGTGGCCGCGCCTCATCAGAAAAACCTGTCTCCTGGCGATTCGCATGTCCTGGGAGCCGAGCACAAGGAGGGCGACATGCCCGATCATTATGACGAGAAGTCGCCCGAGATGATGGACGATAAGGACAAGGGCGAGGACCGCCTGGACATCCTTGAGGCCAAAGTCGAGAAGATGGCGACGGCCCTGGGCGAGCTCGCGGAGCTCAAGGAACTCATGGAGAAAGCCCTGGCGGAGATGCCCGAGGAGGAGGCGGATGACGCCGCTGACCTGGAGGGTGACCACGCCGACATGAGTGAGGTCCAGGAGGACGCCGCTGTCGTGGCGATGAAGGAGGAGCTGGAGGAGCTGCGCTCCCAGCGTGACCGCGCGATCTTCGAGCAGGTGCAGCCCTCATCCCTGACCTGGACCCCTGGCCTCGCCGCCCTCATCTTCGATGTCTGGCGTCAGGACCAGGAGCGCGTTGGGGCCATCCTGGCGGAAGCGACCCCCGCCGAGGTTGCGCCGGTCGTGAAGGCTTCGGAGCCCGCACCGAGCAACCCCTGGGCGGTGCGCCTCGCGGAAGTCGCCGCACCCGTTGAAGCGGACGCCGCGGCCCTGACCGATGATGAGATTGAAGCGAAGGCCATTGAGATGAGCGAAGGTGACCAGATCAAGGCCTATCAGATTTACAAGGAACTGAAGCGCGCCGCGATGGCCCGCAACGTCTGAGGAGGACACTATCATGAGTGACAAGACGAACTCCGTGCTGGCCATCGCTGCCGGTGCCATCCCTGCTTACCGCTTCGTCAAGCTTGATGCGGTTGATCCGACCAAGGCCGCCGAAGCCGGTGCAACGGAGCTGGCCCTGGGCGTTGCCCTCGCTCCTGCCGCTGCGGATGGTGACGAGCTGCTTGTGGGCATCGACGGTTACGCCCTCGTCGATTTCGGCGGGACCGTGCAGCCGTACACCGAAGTCGAGGTCGGGGCGGATGGTAAGGCCGTCGCCGCTGCCACACCTGGCGCTTTCATCCCTGGCTACTACTGCCCCGAGCCCGTGGACGGTGCTGTGAGCCAGATCGACGCCGGAGCGCGTGGCCGCATCGTGATCTATAACTACAAGGGCCGCATCGCCTGATGACGTCACACGACAAGGAGAAGTGACATGACAATCCCATACGCCGTGACTGACGTCGATATCAACCGCGTCAGTAAGTCCTTCGTGCAGTCCAACCTCGGTAACTTCGCCATCTCCACGATGCCGAAGGCGCTTTGCCTGGACCGCTTCACCGGTCGGTCGAACAAAACCGACTATGACCTCGCCAGCCTGTCCAACGCCCTCCTGGAGGGGACCAACCTCCGCGACTGGAGCCCTGGCATCGACCCGCCCGCTCCGAACACCCTGGCGGAGTCCGTGGTGTCCTTCACCGTCCGAATCCGCTCGACCCAGAGCATCGTCCGCCCGATGCGCCGCGGTCAGACGATGGAGCACCGCTTCGCTGACCTGGAGAACAACATCGTTCCCATCCAGCTCTCGAAGACGTACCAGAGCCTGGATGCGGACATCGCGGCCGCGATGACCAACGCCTCCCTGTTCCAGTCCTTCGGATTCTCGGGGACTGCCGGTGAAGGCCTGGACCAGCCCTCCGACTACGCGAACCAGAACCCCGTCCGCGACATCGAGAACCAGTTGGTCCTCCTGCGTCCATACAGCAACTTCGCTGGGATGGAGCTCCGCTGCTACATGTCAGGCAAGGTCGCCAGCGTCCTCGCGTCGCACCCCTCATACACGGGTGGCGGCAGCGGTTCGGCAGTGGCCAGCGGCCTCCCCCGCGCGGACTTCATCAGCCGGTTCTCCTCCCTCCACGGTTGCAAGACCTATGTCTTCGACAACCTTGTGAACAGCGCGGCCCTCGGCGCGACTGCGTCCATCGTGGAGACGTTCAACCAGACCAACGCCAGCGCGGTCCTGTTCTTCGGTCTGTTTGACACCCGCGGCGCGTCCTTCGACTTGCGCAGCGAGCTGACCAACGATGCTCCTGACGGGTGCCTCGTGTACGCCTCCTCCCAGGACCCCCGCGTGGACCAGTTCCTCGATGAGCGCAAGCAGGTGCAAGAGTTCTGGGGTCGCTGCGGGTACACCATCTATTCGCCTCGCGGCGCGGCCGCTGGTCCTGCCAGTGACCTCGGCTTCTTCATGCAGGCCGAGACCACTGCCGGACCTCCCGCCGCTGTCGGCATCTTTAAGGCCTGATTCGATTTGACGTGACCCGACTCACGTCTCCCTGACCTCCAGGGCATACCCCCATTCATGTCCTGGAGGTCTCCATACACCGAGGAGGAAGCCGATGGCGGCAGTCCAGACATTCGGCGTCGATGCCGACAGGATATTAGCAAGCCTCCCGCAGATCATCATTGACAGCGGGACGGGCATCCTCCT